GTACCCACAAATAGAAGCAAGTTTGATAGTATCTGCGTTAAGGTCGTCAAGGTCATTCCACCGCTGCCAGTTTGTTATAAATTCGTTCACCTGATCCGGATAATCGCCTTTCAATTTGAGCGTTATAGAGTTACCCATGTACCCGACTTTATCATCTATGATAGTTCCGAAGAAATCGTTGGCCAACTTGTTATTTACCTTGTTTGGGTTAGCAAGTTCCCTAGATTTGATGTCAGAATCACCGATGTAATAGTCATACAGTTTAATCATCTCCGTAGCTCTTGTAGTTCGCTTACGGTCGATGAAATCTATGAATTTATCATCACTTGAAAAATCGCTTCTACTAACTGCTAAATTATCTATCATTTTGTACCCCACAACGCTTTGATACTTTCAGAACTCAAATTAACCTCTGCTATCTTACCGCCTGACAAAAAGGTAATTCCCCAAACTAACGCATCTAAACGGTTCGGAGATGTCTTTTCTTCTGGCGTCCATTCGCACAATTCATCTTCTAGTTCAATTAGATGACATACATGATGCACCAATCCCCTATTGTATAAATCAGCTACAGGTTCAGCCCTGATTGCCTTACCCCTAGTAGCGTGTACCATCTCTATAGGTATCATTTTATCATAGTTTCTGATATTTATCTTGACAAGGTCCCCACCTTGATTTTGCTCTGCTACAACTTTGTCAGCCTTATGTCTTTTGTAAGCGTCTACTACAGACATGCCCCATCCTGTGACGTCACCGTTGTATGTGTAATCAGCAAGAACAAAAAACTCTTTTCCATCAGTACCCACTACAATGATCCCTGTATCATCTGAGGTATCTGTATTCGTTACCGCAGGGTCAACCGATACTACAATTCTCGCAAGATCAGGATGCGAGTCTACCCGGTTCTCATGTATCCATTCTCGCTTCCAAAGCGCACCTTCTGTGTCGTCTGAGTATTCTCCGTAAAAGAACCGTCTCTTTCTGCGATCACCCAACCCTTCCAATGTCTCTATGTAGGATTCATTCAAGTTATCTAGGTTGTCAGCCGGGTTCATCCGTAGAACACCGTACTTATGTTTGCTTGCTAGTGCTGTTTCATTCTCTGGGTTCTGCTGCAAGTGAAATACTTTATACCCCCAATGCTTCTTACTTGGAGGGTTGTAGTCTATGAGCATGAGTGGTCTCACACCTTTCGGTGGGTTTAGCCTTGTCTTAAGCGTCTCGAACGTCTCATAGGATATCTGGCTTGCTTCATTGATATGAATAGTTGCATACTCATTTCCAAGTATCTTCTCTACACGCTCCTTGTCGTCAAACCCACCTAACCAGACTTCCGATCCGTTATCAAATGATATGAACCAATCTGACTTATTCTCAGTGTATTTAATCTTTGGAAAGCATATATCCATGACATCCGGTATTGTCTTGTACCAAAGTGAAGTCTTAGCGTGGTTAAAATGAAGTCTGCCTGTAAGGTGTTTAGTGTTATTGTACTTTAGCGCCCTTGCTATAATGTTTCTGATAATGATAAAAGTTTTCCCGCTCCGACTTCCTCCTTCAAGAAGGACGAACTCTTTCTCTGACATGAGACGAGTAGCTTCTATCTGCTTCGGTGTCTTTCTAAAGTCCGGCATCGTCTTTGTCTAAATAAGCTATCTGTAGTTCTCCGCTGTGTTCATGCTTCTCGATAAACATAGCTAGATACTTACCGAGGTCTTCACTAGCCCTCAGCTTGCCACCTTCTGATGCTTCATCGTCCTGCATTATGTCAAACCAGAATTGAATCAACGCAGCACGTTTCTCGTCAGTCTGAGAGATAATTTCTTTTACTCTCTCGTCTATCTTTTCCCTTATGTTTGGTTTTGATAAGTTTTCAGCTGCAATAAATCTAGCTGTGTTATGAGAGTACCCTGCTTCTTTGGCTGCTCTCGTAGCGTTGAAATGAGTTAAGTAATAATCTATGAATAAACGTTGCTTTTCAGTTAAAGCCATACCTTATCCTAACACATTTATTAGATAGTGTCAAATTGCCGTAGCTCCTCTTTCGCTTCCCTTCTTTCCCTTCGTCTCATACCACGCTTTATTTCACTTGAGTGTCTTTCTAGGTAGATGTACATGTGAGGCGCTATTACCTGATCTACCTCATCGCCTGTTTTTAGCTTCTGTCTATGGCCCATCATGATTTATACCTTTCACAAAAACTACTATATAATTGTGAAATTACCTAGAACGAGTCTATCATAGCTTCAATTCTTTTTAAGTTAGCTTCAATTCTCCCCACTTGACCGGACACCTTAGTATACCAACCGACAGGAACGCCGTTATCAGCTTCTTTTGCTTCTGCCTCTGCAAATAACTTCTGTCTCAACTCATCAGCTTTATCTGCTACAACGTCTGATCTCTCGGCTGCTACTTCCAACCATTTCAATACAGCATCAATTCTTCCTGTCCCTTCCATAACATTCTCCTTCTTTTATACCTTTCGGCAATAATGTATAAAACTGCCGAGATGGTTTATAGCCAACCGTAGTAAACTATGCCACCTCAGCAGTCGGCTAATGACCCTTGGGTTACACTAGCTCAATCCATCTGCCCTTTTCTGTTTTTAACGTGGAGCAGGGCTACTGCCACAACATGCAAGATACCCCTCGGTATCCGTTACTCCGTCTACACATGGCAGATGAGCTAAATGATACAGCGTCCTACACTCAAAAAGCACCCTACTGTATCGTGTGGCTTTAGGTTTATAATTATGAGCGGTTGCCACTTAACCTTAAACCGCCATAGGACATTGGGTATAGCCTACGGAAGGAATCGAGTTCTCTACCATTAAGATACGTAGGCAAAAATGCAACTTTCATTGTGTGCTTGCGGTAAGTTGCCACCCTTATAAAGCTCCACATTGACTGCTTCCATGCACAACGTATGCTTCAACACTCATCATTATACACCATAATTATTTACTTGTCAAATAACCTACAAAGTATCAACGTTTTTAACACTATATATACAAATCGTCAACCGATAAGTCATTAACCTTTATAATGTCTAAAATTCTATCTATCAATTCAGCGTATCTTTCAGTCGGGTCTTTACGTAGCATCTCGTATATATCATATAAAGCACACTGGAAATCACGAGCATGAAATACAACTCTTGCCTCTGATATATCATCATACTCTAATATAACCTTCATATATCCTCCGGATAATATGTCTTTGACAATTCTTGAACTAGCTTTGACACGCCAACAGACAAACCAAACACACGTTCAATCTCTAGCATGCCAAGAAGTTCTGAGACTTTCTTATCCTCACGGTGATTCCACCTTTCAACGACTTCTTCTTTAGTGTCGAAGTTACCAACCTCTGAACCACAATCAATACACCCAATCACACAGCCTTCTTGATATACACTATCAGAAATATAAAGATTGTCGCTTCCGCAGAATGGACACGGTTTAAGCTCGATAATATCCGATTCCATGTAAACCTTCCCTTGTGTACTCAAAGCTCTGAGCTGTCCTTGTAGACCGCCAACCGCTCGATGATGTGTAATAGTCCATCTGTGCCAATGAAGGACAGATTCTTACTATCACGCCACGAAATTCATCTGTTAAGCCTACGCTCATCTTAGCCTCTTTATGTAGGTGTCCGATGTGATACTCCCTCACTTTAGACTTAGCCCACAAGTCAGGAGCCTCGTCTGCCATGATTAACGGTAGGTCTTGCATCTTCAACCTTGCGCCTCGTGTCTTGCCGTGAGAGAAGCCAACTAGCGTATCGTATACAAGCCGATACTTTCTGTCGTTTGGTGAGAGGTCTGTTAGGACGCCTTTGTCTTTCTTATAGAAGAAGTCTAAAGCGTACATTAAGTACCACACCTGATCTACGTCATGATTACCCGGTACTTGGATAAGTTCAACTGGTGCAACATTAGCCAGAAGTGAAATAGCTTCTATCATCGTCTCGGCAGCCATTCCAAACGTCTTTTTTAAGCGGTCGTCCTCATCCTGCCGTGTTCCGTTGGATGTCTCGCCTAAAGCTGAATTTACATTAAAGAAGTCAGAGCCGATAGGTAGTATCCATTTCTCGACACTCTTGTGATATCTGTCATAAAAGTGATAAATCGCCTTTAAGTACTCTTGTTTAGCTATCTTGATATCGTAATGACCGCCTCCTGTTTCATCTCCCCATGACTGCTGCCCCCAATGTAGGTCGGGTATCTGCAACTCAATGGTAAGGTCGTTTGGTTTGTAATCGGTCTCACGTGTGACAAACTGTATGCTTTTGCACAAATCTGTAAACACTTCGTAAGCCGACTGAGGAGACAAGCCTATAAATCTACGCTTCCATACAACCTTAAACTGCCAGTTTGGATTTGCGTCAGTACCCCAATGGTTAGTAATTATCTTGTCAGGGTAGAAAGTATTCTCATCCACGTTACACGCTTTCGCCCATTCGGTAGTTGTTTTTGGGCGATAACCTAAAGATATGTCAACCTCAATCGAGTCTCTCGTTTCCTCACGCTTGTTTATTTTTTCACAATCAGCTTGTGTGTATCGTCTGACCTCTCTACGGTATGAAGCGTAATTACACCCTCCCCCGTCTGCTAGGTACTCATCATGTGAATTGTAAAGGTCTTCTCGTGTATAGCCTTCTTTCGCCTTGTTCTCAATCCATTGTTTTGTCATATGTAATTATATCACAAATTTTTAGTTAGATATTTCTGGATTTTTTTTGAGTCTCAAAACTGTCTTAGGTTTGCGTTCTGTGATATTTTCATCCATATTAAACCTTAAAATTTCTGGATAATATTTATTTCCTCCCCTTTCTACTTGTTCACGTTCTGCTGATTTTATAGCTTTGTTTTTCTTATGGTACACACCAAGGATATATGAGTGATTACTTCTTTTCCCCCATCTATACATGGTAACTACATAAACAACTTTCACAATTTACTCCTTATATCAACTTGCGTTGTGCATCGTGCCTTGACTGCCACTTTGTGACAACTTCACTAAAACTCTCTCCATAGATACTAGCCTCACACACTTCACACTCGATATGGTGCGGTTCATGTTTTTCTAGCTCGTCAAAGGCATAAAAGGCTTCACCGTGGCAAAATGGACATCGCTTGAGTTCTATTTCACCACGCCCTTTGCATAGTCCGCAGTCTACCTTCCAATAACGAACATCGTTGTCTTTCATTTCCCATGCAGAACCTTTTGCTTTTCCTGTTCCGTTACACTCCTTGCACTTCATGTTAACCACCCTATAATCAATCTGTTATTTTCTGTCTCTTGGTATATCCGAGAGCCTTGAGCTGTCGTAGCATTATCTACCATGCGAATTGCATTATGGTAATCTATGCCAAAATGGTTTTGAATATCGGTTAAGTATACCTCACCTCGCTCTTTGAGGTATTCAATAAGCTCAATATTACCTTCTGTAGCTTTATGCCTTCTTAGGTCATCACCAGTGTGAACTTTGCCACGCATGAACTCTATGTGTGATCCTCTCATACATCCTCCGGTAGTGGTGGGAGTGAATCGTTTCTTGTCCAATAATAAGGAAACACTTCATATTCTCCGCCTACTTCTTCGTCATAATTTGTAAACTTTCCATCTTCAAAGTAGTCAACAGATTTCATGAACATTTTTTCACCTTGAGGAAATCTATGATAATGTAATGTGAAATAATCGCCCTCCTCCTCCGGCAACCTCTCACTCACAGGTATCCACTCAAGCATAGATTTCATTTTTCTTATGACTTGTAAATAATTC